CGGCGCGACGATGGTACCGGGCACGACCCTGGCCGACACTTCGTAGTCCTCATACGCCAGTAGTTGCTGGTGGAAGACTTCTGGGGTGGCCCAGCTTGGCGTCTCGGCGCGTACTGAAGTGATGGGCTGGGTTGCTGGTACGAGTGGCCGTGCTGCGATGATGCTTAACAATTTGACGCCTCTTCTATCAACTGATCCATGTGTCGCCAGCCTTGAACAAGGTCAGCTAGATCGCTTGCTTCTCTTGCCAGCCGAATGGCTTCGTCATATTGACCGTGCTGCTTCGCAGCTTTTGCCGCGTCAACCTTATCCTTGGCGCACTGCAAGACTTCGTGCTTCAGGCCGTTCATGCCGTCCATCCTGTCCACCATCGCCAGAGGCTTAGAAGCAGGTGCTTCACGCGTTTCCGCCTTGTGCAATCGCTGCGACGTAGGCATCACTTATCCAGAGGTAAGTGAATGCATCCTGCGGCTCAAGGGCTTTGTCCTTCAGCTTGCAAAGCTTGCCAGTCGCTAAGCGCAGGTGTAATATGCCCTCAACTGGGCCGCCTGCATCTTTTAGTGCGGCGAGCAGCAGTTGGTTGTAGGCGTCCGGGTTTGTGCCGCAGGTGTACAGGGCTTGCACATCATGGGCTGAGATACTGATGGAAATGGGCTTCGGCCCCTCGATGGGGGCCTCTTGCTCTGCGGCGTTCACGCGGTCGCCTTTGCGTACAAGTACTGCAGTTGAATGGTGCACCACTCCGCCTTGAAGGCGACCCAGGACACGACGATGAAAGCTCCGTACAGCAACTTTCCTACATACTTCATTTCACAAGCCTCCTTGCAAGAAGCTACAGCTTTTTCTTTATGGTATCTTTGCACCTGCACACGCCGTGCTTTTCGCACTCGATGCGGGCCTGACGTTCTTTAAACGTGACGCCGACAGTCAGCTCTATGCCGGCCATTGCGAACACGACTAGCTCTCTGATCGTGGCCTGGTGGGCCGTCTTGGCGTCGTCCTTTGTCACTTTGTTGCCACTTTCTCGAAGTAGAAGATCACAGGCTTTAGCCATTTGAGACTGTTGCGCCACGTGGCTAGGTCCATCGAACCTTTGTCCAAATTGCACTTCTTGCAGGACGCAACAATGTTCTCAAGGCAATGATTCTCAGGATGGGAGCACCCGTGACGGCCTGAGAACGAGTAGCGCACATTCTTCCATCTGACGATCGGAATTACATGATCACGTTGCATTGTTCTTAGAGTCAATGTGACTCCGCAGTATGCGCAGCGGCCTTGGGTCTTGGCAAGAACTTTCTTCTTAGACACATGGAGGTTAGCCACTAGTCACGCGCCACGCCGGTATCTTTCCGTGCACGCCGTAGCGACAGCTATCTACGTCGTCGTCCTCCACCTTCAGAGGTTGTTCTTTGCCAAGTTTGGCGGCCTTCGAGTCCCATGAGTAATTCGGGATTCGCTTAGCCAGCTCTGGGCAACCCCGTAAACTGATACGTAGCTTGCGGCGTGCCAGCATAGTGGACATGGTATGAATTCCAGCAGATACAGCATTATCCGCGTCAGTGACCCACAAACCGCGCTGTATAAGTTCCTGCTTGAATGACGCAGCTTCTGGCGGGACTATAATTTGGCACTTTTCAGCCCCAAACTTGATAAGATCGTCGGCGTACATTCCATCCGTTTTCATTCTCATTTCTTTTCGGCTATCCCATCGTTGCTCTGCAACACACCAAACGACATCACCATCATCATAGTACTCGAGATGTGATTGTACGTGGTCTACACCCGGATCAACGCTGAACCAGTGGTCTACAAAGCCGCCCGCATTGCGCAGGCCAATAGGTTCAGACTGCAACTCTATGGGCTTGCCGTCCACCTCTAAAGTGCCGTCAAACAGGTTCTCGGCCTCATTCCAACTATCACGAAAAATGGATCCTTCGGCTACAACCCACAATCCATCGATATATCGAAGCTTGAACACCCCTTTTTGGGAGGCGATGATGTCGGCTTTATCTGCTGGTGCGATGTTCGGATTGTCATCAAGGAGAAAGTGGATGACCTCCATCCGCTTGCGGAACTCCTTGTTGTCGATGACATCTTTTTTCAGGTACTGATAAGGGTTGCCAGGATTCGTAGTGAGATAGGACCGCGCGCCAGGAGGTGACATACGCATCCACATCTGTGCCAGGAATGATTCTGGGTATTCAACAACCTCATCACCAAGCCACAAACCGACTGTGGCCCCTAGGACTTGCTTATAAGAGGCCTCATCCTTGGCTCCAATGACAAACCATAGCTTGTCATACAGCATCAACTCACCATTGGCGGAGTTGTAGTGCATGTTCTCTTTGCCTACAATGCCCTGCAGGTCAAGCAACACGTTTCTATAGAATGTCTGCTTTGTGGAGCCGGACATAATACGTTTAGCATTTAGAGGGATCTCGTACTGTGATAGTTGCACGATGTTCTTGGCGATGTGAGCCGTGAAGGTCTTACTGCTTCTGACGGAACCTACGAGCAGGGTGTGCTTCATATCGTGCTCAGGCGGCCGCATGATGAAGTCATGGCTTTTGCGGCCGAACTGCTTCATCATTAGTTCAGGCATCTACAGGTCCTGCTTTCAATGCATCGATCAGACCCTTTAGTTGCTCATTGGCCGCGCCTGTAGATTGGTCCGGCGTTCGCCCATGCTTCTTCGGCATTAGATGCGAAAGTGTCCATTGCAATGTTGAGACGGCTAATTTGCTGCGCTCTACATTGTCTACAATTCGCTCTTCGACAAGATCCTCGACATCCCCGTCACGCGTCAGCACTTGTTTCTTAGTGACAATGGAATACGAATTCGCCGTCATCGAAATGTCCTTGGCGAGCTCTTCATAGTACGGGACTAGCTGCTGTTGAGCACGCATGCGGCAACTTGTGAATGGATGTGTCGCGTCGGCGAGCCATCGCATCATTTGATAAACGCTAGGCATACCATCCAGTTTAGAGATGGCCTCCATACTATGACCAGTAGACATCAGCAAGAATAAATCTTCGCTGAGTAAGTCAGACCATTCAATAATAGGCTTGCGCCAGTAGCGTTCAAGAGCTGGTGCATAAGGACGCGCAACTGTCGAGCTTCCAAGTTCCTTCCCTTTAGCTACAATCTCCTTAACGAGCGCCCTAGCCGCTGTGCCAGTAGCTGCATGGGCAGCTTTATTAGTTTTCTTTTTCTCAGCACGAGTAGGCTTAGCGGCCTTCTTGCCTCCAGGCTTACGTGGGTTCTTCACCGGCACCTCAACAGCCGGCGCGATGGCCTTCTGTTTTTGCGGTGCCATGTAATAGATTCTCCTGTAACACAAATAGGTAAGGGCCTCCAGCAATAGTGTGGAGGCCCTGCTGTGACTGATTCGCATCTTTCATATATTACTGGTTCTTGAACCAGCGGGATGCACGCCGAGTCACCAACGTAAACTTGTTACCGTTTCAAACCCCACACCAGCCACGAAAACCACAGCACCTAGGCCGTGACGTAGTAGATGATGATACAGATGCAAGTGGCCAGTGTATAGGCAACAAACTTTCTCATAGCACCTCGCAAGACAGGAGCGGGTCCGGCATCTGTAAAGATGCCGAACCCTGTAGCCGACCACGACTACTTGTATTTCAGTATACATCAATGTGATGCTGGGAGGCCCCAACTGCGAAAACCTTGAATTGCTTTGCCACTATAATCATGGCAGGGCACCGGCTGCCAAAGTGCGCCGCAATTTATTGGGACCACTGCAGTGACATGAGCAACTTTTGTATCATTCCCACCAACCCACCGATGCGACTCGTCATGCTCCACCAACACAGCTGCCGCGCTTTTCTTCACATGCTTATGATTTCTACAGTTGTACCAGATACCATAAACTTCTAGTCTTCCAGCTTCTTCTACGCTAAGCACACAGATATCCAAAGACGAATCGGCCTAGCTCCCTGGACGTGGGCTCCGGAACTCGCACCGAAGATGCCCTTCTTTGACAATGCCCGTCCAGGGGCCCAACTGCCAAAGCTTGCTCAACAATCCGTCCAACACCTAAATGATGTTTTAATCATACACCCTCCGAGGCCTCTGTGCGCACGCTGTGTGGAGAGAATTTCTGCCGCAGCGCGTTTTATGGACCAAAGTGTTGAAAACAAAGAATTTTACTGGCTAGTCTTAGTAATAAGTAGCAAGTTAGTGAGACTTAAGTCCTTTAGAATCAAGTAATAACTAACTTACTATTAGTAATTTAAGATAATTTATATAGATATAAATATAAATATACATACTATATAAATATAGCAATGAAATACAGAGTGTATAGATAAGGATATAGGGACGTGATAGTAGTAATGATCGTAGTGGTAGCGAAATCAACAACTTGAGCCTTTTTACGCCTTCTAAGAGATGCTTCAAAGTGGCTCCGATGGCCCTGTGTGATACAATTAAGCAATTCACTATGTGTTTTGGAGGGTATTTATTTGGCACGTATTATGCGCGCCTACACATT